TATCCCATTTAGCACAAAATTTTATTAGTTTTAATCCTACCTGTTCAATTGCCTTGCTTTTGACACTATTAATTGTTTCTTTTATACATTCTTTAATATCCTCAGGTTGTGCTGTCAAATCACATAAAGTAACATTTCTTTGAAAATCATCCATTACTCTATGTTCATCACCATTGTGATCAACCCAACGTTGAAGCATCATATTATTCCAGTTATATCCTTTTGAATTTCTATCTTCAAATGCTTCTTGTAAACCAACTTTCTTCTTTGTGCCTTTTGTACGCACACCTGGATATGCGGAAAATACATTATCAGCAGTATCGCCTCTCATACATTTTTCAAATAGCAACCATTGTGGATTTGGAGCAGGTCTCTCTTCTTTAGTTTTCTTGTCTATTACTCTGTTACCTTTGTTGTCAAAATATCCTTCATGTGTAATTGTAGTTTCTGTAATACCGTTATACTGACACACATTAGGAGCAATCAATTGAGCAAAGTCTCCATCTGTGCTTATTATAAAATGATTATCATTAGGATGTGCTTGTATCCAACCTGCAATTAAATCATCTGCTTCTAGTCTAGGATGTTGTAATGTTGTGCAATTTGTTTTTGTTTCAATGAACTCTTTGAAGTTGTCAAATGTTTCCCAAAACACTTCGTCCTCTTCAACCTCTTTTTCTGTTCTGGCATCTCTTAGGTTTTTTCTATTTCTTTTGTAAGGCTCGTAAAAGTCTTTACGCCAACTTCTACCTTCTAAACAGAATACAACGTGATCTCCTTTGAAATCCTGCCATACTTTACGGATACTGTTTAATGTAATATGTAGAGCCATTCCTATCTTAGAATCCAAATCACTCTGTATTGCGTGTTTGGCTCTAAAAAATGTATTGGCTGTGTCTACAATTATATAATTCATCAATCAATATCTACTCTAACTATGTGTTTTCTTAATTCTTTTACAAAGAACTCCAACTTATCAATCATAGCGATTAGGTCTTTGTCCGTGATATACCTGCTACGTTCTTTAAGTCTATCATACTCTTTGATTGATATTTGCACCATAGGACCGTAGTTGTCTTTATGTCCTACACTCTCGTTTTCCATAGAGGCATCCAGTGCTCTTTGTTTTTCGTCTGAGTCTGTCATTTTTATCTCCTTAACTTATTTCTGACTTATCGTCACTTAGATTTTTTGTGTTGATGTATCCAGCACCTCTTGTTGGATCTAACCCTTCTTCTTGAAGAATGTTTCTTGCTATTGTTCTAAACCAAGCATCAACAATTTGTTCATTCGATTCGCCTTTGTAGCCTGCATCTAATAGTTTTTCAATGAATTCATTATTCCAATCCAATTCAAAAAACCCATTTCTTATATTTTCTTCATTTATTTTTGTGTCTAACACAGCAACCCAAGGTTCACCTTTTGCTGTTGCTTGTTCTTTTTCTTTCATCAGTGCGTCCAGTTTAGGATTTTTACTGATTTCTTCAGAAGTTGTTTCTTTCTTTTTCACAAACTTGTCTTTAACTTCCTTTATTTTTTTCATTATATCCATTGTCTGTTCTCCATTTTATTTTGTTTATTTCCTCAAGTCCCCCAGGCATTTCCGAATATGTCGACGTGTAGTCTTGGAGTGTATCTCCATCCTCTTGCCATTGCCAATTCTGCGACGTTTTTTGTGTTGAGTTTGTACTCTTCGGATCTTCCTCCCAATGGCATGATATAAACGGGAACGTCGATTCCCACTTGATTGTACTCGGCAACTGCCTTTGTAACTTCATCAACATCGGTTGAATCAGCAACCACAAATTTGAAATACATTTTAGAGTTAGGAATCCTATAATAAGAAAGAGCAATTTCAGGTTTGATAGCAGTGTGCCAAGGTTCACCTGATACGGAAAGTTTTGGAGAGCAACTCCAAGTGACTTCGAATCTGTCTTGTTTTCTGAGATAGTCCTCAAAATCCTTGTGTAAAGTCTGCGTTGTATTTGTTTCGAAAGTAACATTTTTCAAATCCTTCATTTTAGGATGTTCAAATAGTTCTACATAAAACCTCTGCCATCCCAACAAAGGTTCACCTCCAGTAAGTATAAAATGTACATCTTGTCCATTTGACATTGTCCACTTGCCTTCAGGAGTTAATGATAACACATGATCCACCACTTCGTCAATCGTTTTATCCATCATATATTTTTTGAATTCTGGATAGATACTGGCATAAGTGTCGCAACCTGTGTGTATGATTGGCAAGTCTTCAAACTTGTCAACCTTATCCAAAACGCCATCATCTAATAGTGCTTTGACTTCTGGATTGTATTTGATTCCATTTTTTAATTTTTCTGCTCTATCAGGATGTCTTTCCAATCCAAAATTCATACATCTAAAATTACAACCAAACGTTCTTAAAAATACACTGGGTACTCCTACAAAACGTCCTTCTCCTTGTACGGAATAAAATGCTTCACTGTATCTTAATCTACTACTCAATTGTTGTGACCTTTCATGCTTAAACAAATGTCATAAAACTCTTTTTTCAACGGAGCGTGTTTATCAAACGCACCAAGCAATATGGCAGTTGTCATATCCGATTCGTGTTCTCTAACACCTCTTTGTGTCATGCAGTGATGTTCTGCTTTTATCAATACAGCCACATTTGGAGTCTTAGCATACTTCTGTAATGCTTCTGCCACCTGTGTTGTCATCTCTTCTTGTATCTGAGGACGTTCCGCAATATGATGAACTATTCTGTTAAACTTAGATAATCCTATCACTTCCTGCTCCGGCAGTATACCAACCCAACATTTTCCTACAATATTCTGAAAATGGTGAGCACACGTTGACTTAACACTTATCGGACCGCTTGTATATAAACTTCTATAACCCATATTAGGAAACGAAGTAACCTTAGGTGGATTTACAAATCTACCAGCAAAGATTTCTTGAATATACATCTTAGCCACACGTCTTGCAGTTTCTTTTGTGTTGTGATCATTTTCAGTATCAATTACTAGAGCATCTAGTACGCCTGAAAACGATTCTTCAACTTCTTTTTGTAGTTCTTCTATTTCGCCTTTTTCAATATAATCAGCAATGTTATCATTGCTGTGAAATCGCACGTCTTTTTCCTTAAGCCTTTGCCTAATCTTTTCTGATGTTTTCATTCCTTACCTTTTAATATATTTTTCTAACACTTCAATCTCATCATGATATTGTGCAATCACTTGTAATTCTTTTTCGATTGCTTCTAATATATCAGGATGTTCACCAACGCCGACTGCTTTCTCCATATAAATCTCAACATTCGCCGCGTGTTTTTTGATATGACCTTTTGCGTGTTCAATCAAAGCATCATAAATCATTTCTCTACTTGACATAGTTTTTCTCCTTTTTATTATATTAACAAATTTTTGCCAATTTGTCAACAATTTGTTTAAGTACAATTTGGTTTCCTTCTGCGGTATAATGATTAATTACACCCCTATGATCGGGCCAAATATCAGTTAAATCTAGTGTGTGTCTTTCACTAGCAAATTGGTTGCTGATGCTAAAATTATCCACAGCCAAATATGGTATTGGTATAAATCGGTTTATTTCTTCACGTACCATTTTGTATAGGTCTTTTTGGTAATCATCATCGTAGTGATGATAAAACCAATTTTTGGCTGTACGCAATCTTGGATTGAACCAATCAAATTTATTCGCAACATCGGAATATATCAAATCACAGTCTTTGTGTAAACCTTGTTTATGTACAGGATGTTTAGGTGTGTGTATTCTGCTTGGACTGGTATGACACACTATCACGCAATCATAATTGTTGACCCAATAAGGATCATGAGCACTAAGGTTGTGTAACTGTTTAAGTATTTTGTATTCGCCCACTCCAGCCTGTGCCAAATTATTTACAGCATGGTTTTCAGCCAGTATAAGAGGCCAACCTATTCCATCACCTTTGGGCCATTCACAACCAAAACTGTCGCCTGCTATTAGTATTCTTTTAGCCATTTCAAATATTCTGTTGCTATCAGTTTATGATATTGATTGTTAAAATGTTCTTTGTCTTCAATAAAATAATCTTCTGCTTTATGTCCTAATGTATTTAGATGTTGTTCCACACTCTGATTGGCTCTTTTCAAGGTATCAATCTTACCAAAATAATCTGTGTCTTTGGGCCACACACCTCTGCTTCTAAAATTAAACACATACAACTTGGCGTTGTTTTGCGTACACATCTTATCCCACATATACATATTTTTTAAAAATTCTCTTTTTTCTATCACAGTGTTACATTCATAAAATAATTTTACAGACATATAAGAATCTTTTCTTAAGTCCGGAGACGTCAACCCATGTTCTGCAGAAAAACCAATGCTAGGTATTTTTTGATAATCAGCACCAACAGGCTTTTGTAGTATCTGCACAGTATTTCCAGCAACAGGTTGATCAGAATATTTTCTAATCTGTTCTGTAGATTCAGGATGTTCATATGTAAATGTATCTAATGGATCTACTTCATGTTTTAAATCAGGATCAAAACTTAATTCTACTCTATTCAATGGAGCCAAACATATAAACACTTCATCTATATCATTGTATTTGGAAAACATATTAGCCAACCAAATTGTGTACAGATTATTTGTTGCTCCTGGTTGGGCGTATATCACAATATTTTTATCATGTATTTCAGAATATTTTACTGCGTAATTGTTGTCATTCCAGAATGTGAAACTGCCAGGCCCTATTTTGCCTGCAATGGTTTTGTATCCTACTGTGTGACTGTCGCCTATGAAAAGTGTCTTACTCATTTTTTGTGTAGTCCCCTTTGCCAGGAATCACATGACGTACACCACCTTTTGGATTTTCACAATCACCTTTTTTTCTAGGAATAAGATGAACGTGAGGATACATCACTGTTTGCCCTGCCGCTTCGCCCACATTTATACCAACATTGTAACCATCTATGATGCCTTTGGCTACATTGTCATTGCCTATTTTAATTGCTAGTTCAACACATCTAATAATTCTTTCCTGTGTTGCTTCTTTAGGTACAATCAATGAGTGACCTTCTGTAACAG